GCATATCCGGCATGGGCTACTTGAAGGCCACCCAAAGCAAGAGCAGCAACGAGCCCGCGAAGAGCATTTCGATAGAGCTTGGCATTTTTTCGCATGGGTTAGTCGTTGTCGGGGTTGATGCTGAACAAGTTCAGCAACTGTTTTGCGCCCCACACAGACACGCAGGCCAGGATGACCAGCCCGAAGAGCGCCAGGAGGTCTGCCATGCGCTCTTCGTTGGGCGGTGCGGGTTCAAGCTGCACCACAACCGTGACCGTCTCGCCGGTGGCCGTGGCGGTGTTGGTTGTGGTGTCGCCCATGGCTTAGCGCCAGCCGAGCTTGGAAGCCAGCTTGAGCAGGCCCCACACGGCGACCATTGCGCCGATGACCAAGCCGATTGCGGAAAGCATGTCGCCCTGGGCTGCGGTGATGGCGGTATCGACGCCAGCAGGCAGGGCGGCATGGGCTGCGCCAGCAGATGCCACGACAAATGCAGGGATAGCGGCCAGACGGATTGCAGTGAACTTCTTCATTTCATTTCCTAAAAAACGGTGCGGGATTGCACCCGAGAGGGCAGGCCCTCCCGGCTGAAATCACGCGAGATTGCGCCCATACAAATCGTCCAGGTCAACGACCTGGGGACGGTGAAAGGGCTCGGTGTGGTCTTCTATAAGCTGGGCGCAGGTTTCCACGTCATCCAACGTCGCAGCTTCACAGAGCAACATGACCCACTCGGGTTGCCCGTCCTCTGGATTCGGGGCAAGAAAAGCCCCGGTAGTGCGGGACTGGATGACGAGGCGGGCCATGTCAGGCAGCGGCTGGAGCCTTGGCAGCGCTGGCGGGCTTGATCCCCAACAACGTTAGCTTCACGCTGTTGTCAGCGCCTGCAACCACGTCGAATTCACACTCGCAAAGGATGCCGCCGAGGGGCCATTTGTCCTTGAGGTGTGCCCACTTCTGGAACTCGGTAGAGTCGCCAAACTTGAAAGGGCGGGTAACAACGCCGATGGACTCGCCGGACTGGCTGGAGGCAATATCAACGGACAGGTGGAACGTGGTGGAGTCAAAGCCACGGCCTTCGATTTCGCCCTTACTGGACTTGATGCCGTGCAGGACGGCGGTGTTTTTCATCTTCATGATTGAGGTTCCTAAACGGCCAAGGTTGATGCCATCCGCGCAGGGCCAGTGCGGGGGGCGAGGACGCGAGCGAAGGCACGTTCAAACGCGCCGGAAATCTCTTGCTTGCTGAACTTCTGCAAACGGCCTGGGGCCTTCTTGTTAAGCAGAATTTCTTCGATGAAATTGGTGTTGCCGAGGTGTTCAAAACACAGGGCAATGCTCGGTGCAGCGGTGTCCATGAGCCACTGAACATTGCGCTTCACTTCCGCGCAGATGGTTTCAGCGGCGAGGCGCTTTGTTGTGGGTACAGGCTCGGGGGTAACCTGGGCACCGGCTTCACCGAGAAGGCGTGAATGCCATTCGCTGGCACCTGCAAAGAAGTCGGCAGGGCGGCGGAGAATGTCGGACTCGAGGACGCGGAGCTTATTGCCCCAACGCAGCTCAGCGCGTATCCATGGGCTATCGTCCTTGGGGCCGAATAGCTGATGGCCCTTCTCATACACGTTGGTTTGTTTGCCCGCTTCCTTGCTACCGAAGTAGAAGGAGCGTGCGCGACCGTTGCACCAGTCACCAACCAAGTTGCACTTGGGTTGCTTGCCGCAGTGATCCATCAGGCCAGATTGATAATCCGCCTTGACGCGCTCCATGCCACCGCTGAAACCGTCGAAGAAATCCAGGGCCAGATCAACGCGGGTGATCGTGGCGCAGGTGGCTTCTACGATGTTGGCGAGGCGGTAATTAAAGCCGGTTTCAGCGAAAGTGCAGGCAGTGCCGTACAAGTTGCAATGGATGGTTTTAGCCTGGGCGTTTTGGCGTGGGCTGTCGCCGGATGCCAAGTAGCCAACCCAACCGCATTCAACTTCATTGCGAACGATTGACCAGCGGAAGCGGTAGAAGTCGTGTCCCTTGCGAATCTCGGGGTACACGGAGAAATCAGGACCGAGGGCTTCGCAAACCTGCTCAGCAAGCTGGAGAGCCTGAGCACTGGCGGAAAAATCGGGATCGTCGATGGTCTTCAAGACCGCAAGAATGTCGGCTTTGCGCTGGTCAGCGGCGCGAACCTCATGGGCCTCATGATTGCGCCAATGCTTCACCCAATCACGAGAAGGAGCGGGGAAAAGCTTGTCAGCGGAAGGGGTAGGAGCTGCACGAAGGTTGCAGGTGAAGCGCACCCAATCGACATGAACAACCTGCTTTGTTTTGAGGCGTTCAGCAGTCAGACGCAGCTTGACCTCATTGCCGTCAAGAACGAGATCCGTTTTCTTGGCTCGGGTCATGCTTGCATCTCCCGACCCATGCGCTCGACAACATCAGTGCAGCAAGCAGCAATGAGCAACATCTCCTGAGCGTTGAATTGCTGGCGTGGATAAGGCTGATCGGAAACAACCCTCAGTTCAAGCCGATAACGCATTCCAGGGCTTGATGGAAGTTCACCAGTTACAACGGTGTCAACTACAACGGTCATGCTTGTGCCTGGTTCAGGTTCTCCCCGTGATTACCATCGGGGAAGGCTTGCAAAGCGACAAGGCCAGCGCCTGCGGGCGTGCGGCGCTGCGCTTGCCCGCCCTTAGGCGTGGAGCACATCGCAGCAGGCTTAGGCTTTGGCAAACCGCCCAGAAACAGGGCAATCTGTTGCCACTGATGACGATTTCGGCTGCTGATGACAGGGCGATTCATAGCGAGTACATTTGCACTAAAGAATTAGTACAGGAATGTACCCAAAAAAGAGAACTGTTCTATGAATTTAGACGACGTAAAAACCCTAATTGACAACGCTTCAAAAGTATGCGGGAGCGATAGCAAGCTAGCGCAAACACTGGACGTTTCAAGAGCTTTAATCAGCGACTGGAGACACGGTCGGAAACGATGCGCTCCTGAAGATATAGCAATCATTGCAAGCATCGCAGGGTTTGACGCTAATGCGTGGGCAATGCGGGCAATGGTCTGGAGATGGGAAGGCACGCCTAAAGGCGATCGCTTGATGCGTGCGCTGGGAAAGGGTTTGCTAGTGACTGGCGGGGTTCTCGCTTCCGCTGGAGCAAACGCAGCGGCGATCTTTTCATCGACATCCGCTAGCGGTATTGCCGAATTGGTACCGATTGGACTTTATACGATGTATAGAAAGGTTAAATCTATAGGGAGACGATTCCAGATAGCATTTATAACAAAGGCCCCGAGTTATGGGGCCTTTTTCATTGGGTACGGGTTGCACGTAGGTTGAACATGGGGCCCTGCGGCCCCATACCCCAGCCCCGGAGGGCACCCACAAGGGGTGCAACCGGGTCCCCGTTTGTCTCTCAGAAAGTGAAGGGCTAAGGCCGTTCCCGCATAGCACGGCGTATGTCGGCAAAGGTGAGCCCGTCGTTATAGTGAGGGACAAACTGCGGAGGTGATGGCGGCGGCGGTGGTGGTACAGGCTCGGGGAAGGTGCCGCCCGCAAGGACATAGGACGAGGGCTGCATGTTGACGACGCAGGCTGCTACATCGACGCTCATTTTCTGGCCTTGTGTGTCGAAACACTCGCACCGCTCACGGGTTGAAATGCACCCGGCAAACACGGGAGCAGAGGCGGCAGCAACGGGCGCGGGCGCGGCTGGTGCTGATGCTGGGGCTGCTGGTGCGGCAGGCTTTGCACCGATGCCGCTTGCGGGTGTGGCGCTGGCCTGCTCGACGGGTTTGCCGCCGTTGATTCGGTCAGTCAATCGGGCGTATGTCGTGGGGGCCAGAACGCCAACGCCGACGACTGCCGCCAGCAGAAACCACACAAGGCCGGGAACCTTACGCGGCTGCTTGGTGTGAACCTCTGCGCTCTTGTAGAGCTTGAAAACCTTTTTGCTGTAGCGCCATGGGCTTTTTGTCAGGCTCTTTGCGTACAGCAGGCCACGGCTTACATGGTCCCACTCGTACACGATGGCCATGGGCATGTTGGCGATGCGGCGCACGTGCAAGTGTCGGCCTGCGAGGGCGTGAATGTTGCGATCTACGAGCATCACGTTTTGCGTGATGATGATGAAATCAACGCCCATGTGGCGGTGAGTTTCCAAGGCTTGAATGTCGTCAGGCACCTTCGAGCCGTTGGCACGCGGCTGCCAGTGGCGCTGCACTTCATCGAACACGATCACGGCTCCGGGCTTGGCCCACTGGTGCCAGTCGCGCAGGCCCTGATTGTCGCCACCGTCGATTTTTTCATGATCGAGCAGCAGGCCGTTTATGTTGGTGTAGATGGTGCGGGGAGCTGTGACCTCTTCCCCGGCATCGTTGGTGTAGCTGATGCTGGTTCCAACCAAGGGTTGCAGCAGCTTTTCGATGGTGTAAAGGGTTTTGCCCGCGCCCGGGGTGCCGGTGATGATGGTGATCATGCGTTACCCCGGATTGACGCCGAGCAGGCGCGTAGCGCTCTGGATTTGCCACAGAACCAGCTTTGTAGCGATGGCCCCCAAGATCATGCCGAGCGCCTTGCCGCCGCCAGCTAGAAGAAAGATATTCAGCATATCGGCCGGCATGCTGTTCACGCCTGAAATCACCGCCTGCTTGAGCTGGTCGATTACGACCTCCATCCCGGCGATGGTGACGAGCGAGAAGCCCAAAGCTGTGAGGATTCGGGCAATGAAGGGCTGGACGAGAGCCAGCAGCCATGTGCCTATTTTCATGAGTCACGCCCCGGAATCAGGATGAATAGTGCGCCCATGGCACCGAGCAGGAGAATGATTGGCCGGATGTAGGTCGAAACCACGCTACAGGTGCGGGTCCACTCATAAACCATGGTTTGCTTGCCGTGCAGGTTGGCGTACACGTTGGAGGGGCAGGAGCCGCCGCCAAAACCGCCCTCCTCCGCGTATGTGATCTGCTTGGTTACCTTGGGAATCTCGCCATCGGGAACGTCCAATTCAGGCTTTGAACAGGCCAATATGTCGGGGTGTTTTTCGCAGAGGCTTTTTTCCTGCTCTTCCGCTGGCTTGTCCTGTCCGTCCGGCGTTGGGTTTTCAACGGGGTTCGGATTTGTCGAAGTGGTTTCTCCGGGCTTCACATCGACCCGCCAAGGGTTGTCAACCGTGGGGGACGGGACAATATCAACGTATGGCTGGCGGTACTGCTGCGGGTTCGTGTTCGGAATTGGAATTGGGTCGCCCGTTGGGATACGCATGGGACTCGGCGTAGGGTTGTCTCCCTCTGTCGGGTTCAATATCGGGCTTGGAGACTCGACCGGCAACGGATGTCCTGGCATATCAGTCGGGACAGCGTGAGGCATAGGCTTTGCTGCCAAGTCCTCGACAAATTCAGGCTGAGTAAGAGGCGCAGTCAAGCAGCCAGCAGGCGTTTGTGTGGTGTTCGGGGGACACTCAAGAGGCTGTTGCAGTTGACGGGAATAAACACCATGAAAAATAGAGGGTGGATTATTTGGGTAAGACGAGTCCTGATCTTTACAGTCGGCCTGAACTCCATTGGAACGAATTGAAGCGCCCGCGAAGGTGTAACGGTTTTTGGAGGCAATGATTCTGTTATACGCCGCCCTACAAGCATCAGTAGCCGAACTGTATTGCTTCCCGTCGTCAATCCAAACAAGAGTTTGGCCCCCAACTTGGTCCTCAACTTTGCGCCATGTGCCACTGGCAGAATCGTAAACAAGATACGCAGAGCCGAGCCATGCAGCAATGCTTGCAGCAGTCCTGAGACCGGGGTGGGCATATACAACCGCGGCAGCAACACGCCCTGCAGCGTTCCCGATCTTGTATGCAACGCCCATTTTTACGGCCTGCCCACCGGCAGTTACAGTAGCGCCGCCAACTTGGCGAATGAAATTTTGCAGGGTTCTATCGTTAGCGGCGGCTGCGTATGTGGCCTGCGCCGCACCAGCAGCAGCCTTATAGTTTGGCGGGGGTGTAGCGTTGGTGTAAGCGGCGTGCGCTGCTACTTGAAGGCCACCCAAAGCAAGAGCAGCAACGAGCCCGCGAAGAGCATTTCGATAGAGCTTGGCATTTTTTCGCATGGGTTAGTCGTTGTCGGGGTTGATGCTGAACAAGTTCAGCAACTGTTTTGCGCCCCACACAGACACGCAGGCCAGGATGACCAGCCCGAAGAGCGCCAGGAGGTCTGCCATGCGCTCTTCGTTGGGCGGTGCGGGTTCAAGCTGCACCACAACCGTGACCGTCTCGCCGGTGGCCGTGGCGGTGTTGGTTGTGGTGTCGCCCATGGCTTAGCGCCAGCCGAGCTTGGAAGCCAGCTTCAACAGGCCCCAGACTGCCACCATGGCACCGATGACCAGACCGATAGCCGACAGCATGTCGCCTTGGGC